GGATTCGGCCTGAACGTCCAGGAGTTTACTCCGCGACGACTGGCCATCCTGATGGCCTTGGGTTTAACCAAGGCTCCAGGCAAGTTCCGAGCCGGGTAAAACATACCCAATTCGGAGCTAAAGAGCAGCACAACCGTGCGGCTCTGGTTCAACAAGTCAGGACGCATGCTATGAGCTATGCAGACCCACAATCTGTGACAATCAATGCTGTCGCAACCTCCCTTCCAAGGGTTGGAAGCGGGCAGGACAGCGGGTCGTTCGGTTCGAACGACGGCGCTGTTCTTCTTTCGGTTTCTCATGCCTATGGCAAGAGGATCCGGCGCAGCATTAAATTGTCCCAGTCCAAAATCTCGGCAGATCTGTTGATCCCGAGTCAGAACGTTCGCAATTCCATGAGTGTTTACATGGTAGTGGACCACCCTGTCAACGGATTTACAACTGCTGAGGCGAAGTATGTGGTGGACGCATTTACTGCGTACCTCACTGCTTCTTCTGGGGCGAAGGTCACCCAACTTCTGGGTGGAGAGAACTAGATTGTCGGTTCTCCCGGCTAGCTCGTGGCTAAGGATCTATCTACCCCTCTAAGGAGGCGGGATAGTGAAAAGCCCGATAGCGTTCCTGCAAGTGGTCCTCGAAGAATTGGGGACCAGGTGTGGCACAAGCACCACCCGCGATTTCAAAACCGTCGCGGGCCGGTTTGAACACGAAGGGTTGTCGTTTATCACGATTTCCCTGCCGAATTTTGGCGCAGACTTCGAAAAAAGTCTAGACCAAAGGTTCGTCGGTCCTGGTCAGTTCGCTGGTTTCCAGCGGCTGAGGGGGCTCCCCCGATTTCTCGGAGGTTTCCTTGACCTTGTGTTCGATCGAAATTCCGGTCGATTGCTCGACACGCCTAACATAGATGCGATCATTGCTGTGCGTCAGCTCACGCTGATGTTTGGCAAGATCAACATTCCGTGCACTGACAAACGTACGCGGAATGCTCTACTAAGGTATGTCGAGTGTGAACAGGAAGTACGTCAGTTTGACGCGCTGTTGTCTGACTGTTCAAAGTCAGATTTTAAGCGTGTCGGCCGTTTGCTGTGGGCGAATCTGTTCTCCTCGATAGACAACAAAATCTATCAGGATTCAGTCGTTCCACGCCACGGTCCTGGCGCCACTGCCGACAAGCTCCGCGGAAACGCGAAGTTCAATCAGCAGGAGTGGACCACTCGGTTGGAAGAAG